TAATGTTAATAATATCCATGTGACATCTATTAATACTAGTGTCTCAAATGCAATTGTGAAATAGTTACCTATGCCAAATGTCGCACCTAGTAATGTTAGACCTATAATCCAGTATGGGGCAAATCTTGTTAATAGTATTATAACACATCCTACAGCAAATGCAAGCATTAATTCTATCAAGGAATCATATCTTGTAATCGTCTCACCATCTAATACTGTTTGTAATGAGTTAGCAGATATGACGTAATCATATTGTTCACCTATTGGCGTTGCAACTATACTAGATGTACCCTCTGCTGTCAAGGCAATAATTACTGTTGTACCTGCGGCGTCAGAAAAGTCTTGACTTGCGGCAGATAATGTGCTAAACTCTTTGTTCCATCTTAACCATATTCTGGCATTTGCGTCTGTGTTGATTGTTGCATAGGCAGGTACTCTCATCGCCACAACACCTGTATTGTCTGCTTTG